CAGGACCACCAGTGATCGATGCTGATTGTGTGCCTACACCAGTTACTGATGTTGGAACAAATGATGGTCCAGCAGTACTTGAAAATACCCATTGATTTGAATTTGCGAATGCTTCGCCTGTTCCCAATGATGGGAATGTAGCATTACCAAGACCGTCAGTTGTTGCTGTCAGCCTACGCTGGACAATTACTGATACGTCTGTAGTTGATTTGACACGATTATTAGGGAATCTAAAGAGCAATGAGTTGTTAGCAGCATCTTTAATTACTGCTATGCCATTCTCGAGTAGAAGGTTTGCATATGATGACGCAGATGTACCGATCGACTTTACGCTTCTAAAGTTCTGACCAGAGTTCATCTTGATATCCATCAAGTAATAACGCCAGTTGGCACCATCCTCTTCGACAGCTTTTACTCGGGCTGTACCGATGACTGAACCACCGTATGCAGCTGCATCATTTAGATTTTGCAACTCAAATGTGTCAATATCAGGTAGACCATTGATTGTATCAACTAAGACATAGTTACCATAGTTTGCGGCTACTGGTTCTGAATTGATAACAGTAGAAGTAAGGGCTTTGTCAACATTAATAATAGTAGATGCTGGTCTGTGTGCTCTGTATCCACTTACATATGCTGTACCAGATGACACATCGAGAGCAAGCTTCGTATTGTCTGTCGCATGCGTCTCGTACTTAATAATAAATGGCTTCTTGATAAAGTCACCATTAATCTCTCTTGTACGAATCGCATCAAAGTCAGCGATCTTGTTATAGTCTGATGTACCTGTTACTGTCTCGATAAGGTTACCATCGCGAACTTTACCATAGAAGACGAACGTGTCTGCAGAATCAACTAAGCTCTCGGCGGTGAGAGTAAGTCTGATACGGTATCTGTCTGCACCTGGTGCGGTGAGGTTTGGCAATGCACCTTGATTATCATATAGATTGGCAGTGTCATTTACACTAACGATATCTTGAGTTACGATAAAGCCTACGTTTTCTGTAGGTGCTGAGTCGTATTTTGAAAGGAGGATTTGCTGTGGATCTGCCTGAACAAAGTGACCTTGAGTAAAGAAAGTACCCTCATGCATCGATGCACGAGTTCCTCTACCTATAGCTTTGTTTACTGATGTGTTTATGGTTTGTACTTTAAGAGTGACAGAGCTTGATGTGCCGACGATATCTTCGCCAGCTGACATGCGAATTGGAGTTGCGCCAGATGTACCACTCGCTCTATTAGTATATCTTACATAAAGCGTTGCAGGATCAGTCGCAGTCGCTGCTACTACTTCAAGGACAACCGCTCGTACACCGCTCGTTTGACCAATAAATTCATCATTGACCATAGGGAGTGTGTTAGCTGGTAGGTTTGTAGTAGCATCGATCTTAATGAATTCGTACTTATTATTAACAGTCATACCACCTGGAACGACTGATGCACCCTCTTTAAATACATTACGCCCAAATCTTTCGATCTCCTTTTGGATGATCGTTTGCATTTGAGTCAATTCGCGGGCTTGTAACTGTCTACCGCTATTGAATAGAATGCGATGATAATGGTCGCTATCAGAGAAATCATCTCTGTATTTAGTCGCAAATAGGGTTTCTGTATATTTATTTGCCATTTCGCATCCTTAGAATTGTATGATTACTTTAACGTCTTCTGCTTGTACATTTGATCTGAGTACAGGTGCTCTATTATCTATGTATAAGATATCCCCGGTGTCAGGGTTAACATGTGGTGAGATCTTAGCCGAGTCGATGATACCAATACCAGCACCATTAGTTTCATTAATGATTTCGCCATCTTGGAAGTCTGTGAAACCAGTCGCTGTAGTCTGATGATAATAAATCGTAGAAGAATCAACATGATCGACATATGCTTCAGCAAGAGTAACATTACCCTGAATCTTTTTATCAATCGTAAATCCTTGAACAATACTTGATAGGGTCATTCGTTTTAGAGTGCTACCAGTAATTCCAGTAAAGATAGATCCATTATTCTCTTTAATATCTCTAATCAATGCAACTTGTCTAAAGTCCTGATTGACGATGAAGTTACTGTCTGTGCCTTCGATACGTGAATGGAACATGATTGCTGCAGACTTAAGATCAACACGACAGTCAGCTCCGATACCAGAGTCAGGTCCAAGTACTGGCCTTGCTTGAGCATCTTGTGCTGCACCACCACCAGTAATCTCTACTTCTGCTCTTGTATAGCCAGATCCAAGGATTTGAGTTGTGCCGCTATCTGACATCTTCACAAATGCAAGTGTACCAGTAGCAGAGTCAATATGAGCATAAGCTTGTGCACCAGAACCTGTACCAGTAATATTTACTGTAGGGTTTGATGTATAACCTGAACCAACATTTGTAATGATAATTGATGTGATAGCTCCAGGAACTGCAGTATTCTGAATCTCTTCTTGTTTCAACTGAATACCAGTTGATGAGGAGTCAGTCTGTCCTTGAAATTGAACAGGCAAAAAGTTAGATGACATAAAGGCGTTAGCACGTGATGCACTTACGGTGAATAGGAATTTCCATACATAGCCATCGGCAGTTCTAAATGAATCATTATTTGATCCAGTTGGTTCTACTGTAGAAGCAACCGCAACACCAGCATTGTTACGACCTGTTTCTAAGCAGATATAAACGTTATTGTTATTATTCATTACATAGTAAGGAAATACAGGATAACCAGACTGTTGATTATCGTACTGTGAATAGACAGCACCGTTTGACCAATTATGTCTTGGCACAACGAGCGATGTAGCCTGTACTTTCTTGACAGACTGCATTTGGTTTCTAACGCCTTCTACTTCACCAGGAGTATTGACTGGAGTAGGAGTGGTGTCAGCACTATCCCAAATCTCAGATCTACCAATACTAATGTAGTATCTTGCTGTGGCGTTTACGAACTGGTCGTAAAATTGCCTAGCTAAAAGGGTTCTCAGTGCATCGGTTACAATTGCTGGCATGATTTATTCCTTAACTTTCTACGATTCTTAATATTGCTGACATGTTTTGTACGGCCATTCCACCGTTGCCTGTATCTACCCATAGTCTCAACTCGAGGTTATCTCCTGCCGCATATGAGTGTGATATTGATCCTGTCATATCATAGTTACCTTCAACGGTAATTTCACGTTGAACAATTTGGCCAGTACCCGAACCATTCTTATATAGTTCTAACCAAATAGTTAGTGATCCAGTACCATGTGAAGGAATATCGAATGATGCTGTGATATGAGTAGCACTGCCGGCTACTGGCATTGCTGGACCATTTGGTGGGGATGATCCATTCGTTGAGAATAATGATGTACCAGTAGGATTGGTGACTGTTGCATCACGTCCGTATTGAATATAGTTTGTAGATCCACCTGATCCACCACCAGCAGCTGCTGTTCTATCGATAGCAAACCAGCCAGTGCCATCATGCATCTCGAACTGACCTAGATCAGTGTTATAATGCATTGATCCAATTTTCCAGTCAGTGTAGAATGGATTAGTTGAATATGATGTACGTGTATTTGATGTATTATGTGGCAGTGTTACTACACCAGTGTCTCCAAGACGAACGATCTGTTGATTTGTTCTATGGAAATATCCAGTAGTAGCATCATCAACTGTTCTATGTTCGATCTTATTACCATTTACATATAGACCTTGGCCATGATCGCCTGCATAGTTTACGATATTAGCATATTGACCAAAGAACATGCGTTGATCTGAATCAAGTGCGATAGTATCTGGGCTGAGTGGATAACCACCACCAAAACTATAAGATGAACCATCAAAACTAAGTGTACCACCACCAAGGTAGATAGTAGAACCACTCAAGTGAAGGTCTTTCCATTTATGTGTTGCAGAGCCAAGACTGCGAATGCTATCAATATCTGGAATTAGATCATATGAAATAGAAGCCATCTCATCAGCAACAATCAAGGCAACTTCAGCTGAATCAGGAAGTGCGTTGATAGCTGCGTCAATCGTTGAGTACTGTACACCATCGAGTGTATCAGCATCAACTCCAAGAGCGTCAACAAATGTCTTATTCACTTGAACTACTGTGTCACTATCATGCCGTGCGGTTGTATAATAAAGGTTTACACTACCCTCAGGCACAGTGTCGGTAATAGTATTTCCTAAAAATGCCTGTAGATCTGCGATATCACTATCAATCCTTACAAGACTACTGTCAATAGAACTATCAACAGCTGTCTGATCCACCAAGAATATCAGTGCACGAGCAGAATCGAGGTAATGTAATTGTCTTGACTGAATATAAGTTGCATTAATATAAGATGTTACTTCTGCGGAGTCTAAGCTTAATTTTACAGAAAGGTTTGAGTCTAAGAATCCAGCAGCATACATCGTAGCGATTGCTGCAGCAGAGTCTAAGAGTGTACCGCCTGAAGCTTTGATACCCAAGATATATGATTCATTGACAATACGAGTGATATCATCAGTAAATGCCAATGTACCTGTACTATCTCTGAGAGTAATAATGTTTGTTTTTGTAGGATCTTCAGGCACGAGACGAGTAGCCGTTCCAAATGAATCCTTTGTGGCTCCATCAAACAAGATGCCATCATAACCAAAACCGATACCATTGGTGTTGGTTGAGGCAGCGCTTATACTCAAACTAATTGCTGTTAGCGTCGAATATAGTTCAAGGAAGTTGCTGTTGATCTTAGAAGCACCGGTGTATAGATCATCACCTGTGCCATCATTGGCAACGATTCCAGTATTAATAATTTGTCTAGCCATCTTTTATCCTACGATTGATTAACCTTATTTATATAAGTTAGTAAGCGATATCGTCAACTAAATAGTCAACATCGACATACCCAGGATTTACGTACTGCTGATTGTCAGGTGCATAAGTACTAAACTTACGATGGTCATATGTCTCATAACCATTGTCCATTGTAATACCAACTGCGTTCGAATCAATTGCATTATCGAACCTTACACCCCAATCAGCCCATTCTTTGAGGTTTTTATACTCGTTCATGATATCTTGGATAGTGGGGTAAACTTTACTACCAACTTTTGCTGACATGTTCGAGTCAGACCAATGTCCAATTAATCTATATGGATTCGTACGATACTGCGGCACATTCATATGATACTTTGGTTGGAACAAAGCTCCTGGTTGTACAGGATAATCATTGACGTGTGACACTTCGCCTTGAGCTGCAGGCGGAGGAGGAACAACTGCCTCAGCACTATCAACGATAAAGAAGATATTTTTGAACGGGTCAGGTATTGACTCGTCAGTAGTCATAGTGATCTTATCAGACCCCTCGAGTACTACTTCTCCAGCCAGATAGAATCCAGTTGGATGTACAAACCTTCTCCATAGTTCTTCCCATACAGCAAATGATAGAGGTGACTTGATAAGGATTGAAAATACTTGCCACTGTTTACCATCTTGAATACGCTGATCATATTCAGTTCCAATCTCTGAATTACCAATCGTAAAGAGTTTTTCTTTTGGATATGAGATATCAACTTCAGTATCAAAGAAAGCTCTAAAGAAACCTTGACCCGAATAGAGAGAACCTTTTACGCGAAAGAAGTTACCAAAGTTTTTAATTGCTTCTCTTGGAAACTTGAATCTACCTTGAGAAACACCAAGTGCAAGTGAATTAAAGAGTAGATCCATTCGAGAAAGGTCTGCATCTTCTGTATCCCGTACTGTTATCAACTCATTGATTACACCTTGAAAACTTTGATCTGAATCCAAATATTCATAGTATCCTTCAAGGAAACTAATCAAGTTTGGATAGTCTTCTCTAAAATATTCAGGTAATACTTCATCAATCACACTACGCCTAAAGTTGACGTCGATGCGGTCGAAGTGCTTTAGGGTTTCATATGATGCCATTAGTTATCAACTTCCAGCGTAGTTGTTTGTCTATCTATAAGTGCTGATGCAGATGAATTATTCTGATCAATAGTGAGGATATAGTTTCGAAGAGGTTTTACAAAGCTCTGATTTTCCGGTCTCACACCCACTTTAATATATGGAACACCAAACAAGAGTGCTTCTGGATTAAATCCAATGATGTCTACGATACCTGTTGCTGCACTAAATTCACCCGCATTATCAAGCAGCACGTTACCTGAAAGATCATATATCTGCAGTTTATTTGTGCTAAGTTTATTTCTGAGTTGTGCTACTACTCCACGATATTGGAAAGTGTCTGTGACAACACTATTCACGATATCATCAGGGTCAGCGATCCTCATAGGGAATGCTAGTTGATGAGTAGTGTTAGAGCCAACAGTTGGTACAAATCTAATCTGTGCTTTTACTTCCATACGAGTTGATAAGATAGCAGGACTCAGCGCATCAATCTCTGTCAATAGGTTCGAACGTCTAAATACTGCATCAAACTTTTCAAGGTTATTAGTAAAGTAATTTGTTTGGAAGTTAAACACATCTGTCTCTACTGATTGTAATGTATTACCAGTTAGAGCAGGATCAAAGTTAAACACTGTATTGAGTTCCATGAAGACTTCAACTGGTTCTACAAACTTTGTTCTGATCGACATGACCGATAGGTTTTTTGTAAAGTTATTAACAATACTCGCTTCTACAGCATCTTTGATAGATTGCGGTGTATTAGTCGCATACTTCAAAGCAACGTACGCTGTACCATAATCGACTGGTACATTCTGATCTCCACTCCAAACAGTAACGTCTTGAACGTCTGTATAGTTACTTTGAATGATTGCTTTATAATCAAGAGAAGTAACAAGTCTTTGTTGAGTAGCATATGCGTAAGGAGCCAGGCTCTTGATAGAAGCGATTGATTGCTTCAAAGAACCGCCACTTGATTCAGACGAAGTAACAGCAGTAACTGGATAAGTAGAATTTAAGACTGTCACACTACCAGTAGGTGTAAATACTGTGGCATCATTTCCATCTGGTCCAGCTGTTGATAGGTATGTGACTACGATCTTATTTCCAGGCTCAGGAGATTTTCCAAAAGAGATACCATCCCCGAAATTCATCTCATAATAACCATTTGGTGATTCGCGTAAAGTAAATAACTCAGAAGTAGGAGTGATCTGCACTGCATTCTTTACTGGTGAATATGTCGTAAAGTTAGATGAGCTAACAGTGTCATACACAGCAACTACAGCTGTAGACTTATCCATCTTTTCATCAGGAATAACATAAATCTGTCTCTCTTCTTTTTCGCCTACGATAAAAGTCTTTGTCTTTTCTACGCCTTCAAGTACTGGAATATCATATGATCCAGCTGGAGTTTGTAACTTATAAAGACCTGTACCATCATCTTTTGCAAAGTATGCTTCTGTAGTTCTGAATGTATATGTAGTACCATCAATTTGAGAAGTAAATGTTAACCCCCGCGGAACTTGTACCGAAGGTGGACGATTCACTACACCAGCAAGACTGAAGCTAATATTCAATAGTGCACGCGATGCAGTCATTGACCTTACATCATATCCAAGTGTATCAGCATGAGACACGACTGAACTACGTAGTTGTGCAGTTTCAAGGAAACTTTCATTTAGCGCAAAGTTTGCTGTAAGACCACCAATATGAGTGTTATATGCCAAGACGTCAAGTAAGTTTGACATACCTGCACCGTCAAAGTCATAGTCTTGCCATTCAGCTTGCGCTTGAAAATATTCTTTGAGTCTACCTTTGATATTTTGAAAATCAAGGTCAGACGATTTAATAGTAGTAGCCATTTATCTTAGCCTCGCTAGGTTAACGTCAAGTGATACTACTTCTCCTACATTTAATATCTCAAATGTTATCGTAGCTCTAATTTCGTTTCGATCAGGGTATGTTGTAAAAGCAATATCTAATACTCGAGCTCTTGGCTCATAACGATGTATAGTAGTAGATATCTGTTCAACTATAACCTCAGGGTGGTAATCAGTATCGAGTTCGAAGAGAGCAGTACCCAAGTTTCCACCAAACTGTGGCTGAAATGGTTTCTCACTTGTACTCGTTAATAATATATTTTTTACAGATTGCTTTACTGCTGCAGCATTAGTCTTCTTATATAGATCACCAGATGGTTTAGGCAAAAACGCAAGGTCAATGTCAGAATAACTTCTGCCTTGTGACTGTACGATACTACGGCCTGATAGGTTGCCGTCTTCGATTGAAAATGCTTTTGCCATGTTATTTCCTTATATTATAAGTCTATTTATATAATTTCTACGAGCTCTCCGGTAGATTGGGAGTTTTCATTAAACCTAGTTTCTAACTCATTTACGTATGAAACTTCCCAACTTTCTGGAGAAATGATAGGAGTAATGATAATTAGTTGACATGTTAGGCTGCCGTCTGGATTAAAGGTGTCATAGCTGAGTATCATCTTTTCAAAGTTTGCATTATCTTTTAGGTACAAAGCAAGGTCAAATGTTTTTTCATTTGATATCTTACCGTCAAGTCCACGTAACTCATAGACTACGGCTCTACCTTTTGATTTAAGATAGTTAATACTTCCAATCGTCATGACTTCACCGCCAGCTGGTTTGTACAGACCTTCTGCTACTATCATACGATGATTAGAGAACATAGATTTATTCTTGTCTATCATCTTCATCAATGATGCATGAATAGCATAGTTCTTTGCGAGTGTAATACGTTCTTCTCTATTAGTGATATGTCTCATTGTGCCAGCTGAGCCATATCCACCGAGAAACTTTGCCATCGTAATACCTGGTGCAAGTTTTGTATAAGATGTAATATCACTCAGTTTTTCTGGGTTATATGCTGGATCTATCTGAAAAGAAGCCATTACTTTGTCACCTTCTTATCTGCACCAGCCGAAGCATTTGGCAAGATATTGATTCCACGAATGATGTTTCCTTCATTATTTGCCACTCTACCAGTCTTAGTTGGTACTTTATTGATATATGTTGCAGACAGTTTTCCTTCTGTCAGTTGTGATCCAATGAAGTCTTTATTTCTTAAGTTAGCTGCATCTCTCAACTTTGCTCGAATCTCAGGTGTAGTCAACTTTCGACTACTTAAGTTACCGTATGGAGTCGACTTATCAATTGAATTCTTTAAATCATTACTAATATCGATGCGTACGTTTCGAATGCCACGATCGCCTGTATGTAAATACTTGGTAGCTTCATCTGCATCAACTCTCGTACGGGTAGTTGCATCAACATCAATATCATCAGTAGTATCTGTCGCAGCTGTATAACCATATCCTGATCCAGCGTGTGTGCCAGATGAAGGATGCAGACCCGCCTGATTTGATACCATGGCTTGAGTAGCAGTACCCTGTAAATCACCATACACGACTGGTATATTTGCATGACCAGTTGTTACTTGTGTGGTGTTGTATATTGTAGGTACGGTGATTGTATCTCCAACATTAATAGAATGACCAGTAAACATATTATAGTTATGCATGATGACATTGTCACCGCCAATATCTCCGTGGTCACCTGCAACTGTGATGTCTGTACCAACGATATTAATATTATCAGAGGTCATGAATACCTCATCGGCTGCTGTGATCTTAAGTGTACCAACAAGAGATCCAGTCCCATCATCTGGGTCTTTATATCCAACGAACATCTCTCTATCACCTTCGGTATATTCACTAGTGGTACCCTTCGTGATTGAAGTCTTATCGCCTAATATTATCTCGGCCATAGTTCCAGCAACATATTCTGTCTTATTCTGAATGACGTTCATCTCAAGGTTTTTGGTGATAGTCTGACGTGCACCACCTTTGATATTTTCGATCTTATCTCCTCCAGTTGTCAAGTTAAAGTTACCACCAACATCGAGGTCAAAGTCACCTGCAACTTTTATCTTGAGGTTGCCGTTATATATGATCTCACCGTTACCTTCGACAATCACCTTCTCATCACCACCTGATATGCGGATCGTATTATTCACTGATGAGACGATGACTGTGCCATCTGGCCTGAGCTCAACACCTGCACCAGTCTTGTGTTTAAACAACATACGCTCATTGCCAGGAGTATCATCAATCTCAGTGATATGACCTGACACAGACTCTCTTACTTGGTTGAGTGGATACTGCGAAGTTGGTCCTTCTCTAAGACCAAGGTCAAGAGCAACGTGGCCACCGCCTAAGTATAGGTTATTACGTTTGATACCTCGAGCAGCCATATTAGTCGAAGCAATGTTCATGTACTGTCTACGAGGGAACATACCTGACGGATCTTTAAACCCGTCTTGTTGTATTGTCCCGTTTCCTACATCATATTCGCTCATTTAGTCCATTCCTGAGTTTTTGGGTTGTACTTATAACCGTTATCAATAAGAGTCTGTCTATTTTCTTGGCCAGCTTTGATCGCGCCTTCAAGTAATGATTCAGAAGAAGATATATTGCTTAAGAAGTTACCTAGTAACCCTGTACCTAACTTAGCTGCATCGCCTAACTTACTATTTAATTCGGACTGTGCTTTGTTAATATCTGCCTTTGCCTTTGTTATACCTGCAGCTGCAGTTGATACATCAACTTCTGTTTTTGCAGCCTCTGCTTTTAACTCTGATATACTCTTAGGCTTCGAAGGATCAGGAACACCTTGAACATTTATGGGTGGATCTTCTTCAACGATCTCTGCAACAGTTTGTTTTACATCTAGCTTACTGCTACCGACGATTGACTGATAGATGCTTTCTTTGCCAAACTTCGTAGCGTATGTAACACCGCTGAATCCTGGTCTAGACTTCATTGGATCAATGTCTTGTATAGTCAATACTTCACCACCAGGTTTTACTTTGAGGAAGCTTTCGACTAGCATGTCAAGAGAACCCCACTGGTCAGGAGTTATACTGCGTACACTCAAATATTCTTCCCATGCAGGATTTGCCTTTGACTCGGTTGATCCAGCAATGAGTAAGACATTGATAGCTCCTACTCTTTCTGCAGCATCGTTCTGACTACCAGATTCAATGTCTAGTGGTCTGCCACGATAAACTTTCCCTGTTGGATAGACGATATAGTGATGTTGTAATCCAGAATGAATAGCATCGACTGATCGATCGATTGAATTAGCCAACTTAGTATGTAGTTCCTTTGGAGTCCATGTCTCATCAACTGCATTACCTAACCAGTCAATCACCATATTTTGTAATTCACGATTCGAGTTTGTGATCTCGAGTTCATATTCCTCTTGTGAAGTTAATTCTTCAAACTTATATTTTAGAGTATTAGTATTTCTACCTGCAAACCCCTTGGCTAAGAGTCTAATATTTAAGGCAGACACTGCACTAACGAAGTTGCTGATCGAACTACCCTTTGATACTGCACCTTTAATGTTTGTATTACCATTCTCTTCTACAATATTTGTCGTATAGTCTATCGCCCCAGTAGTAGGATCTGTTACCTTTGACCCTTCTTCGGCAATTGCTTGACCTACTTCTTTAAATGATCCAGTACCCTGCACAAGAGAACTGATCGATGCAAGGATATTACCAAACTTACCACCAAGAGAACCAAAGTCATCAGCGGCTGAACCAATGGGATTACCAAGAGAACGCTGTTGGCTCTTTGTTGATGTGACTACTGCAGTCATCATCTCGGCCTTTGCATCTTTTTTGATGGCTGTCTTGACTTTATCTGGGAGAGGTGAGGTTGCTTCATTCACTTGATCGATCTCTGACTGATTAGCTTTCACTACATCTTGAAGTAATTTTGTCATCGCCTGAGGCGATGCTTGAGTTAAAAAGATGCCAAGTTGTCCATTACCTGCAGCCTTACCTGTCAAACTATTTTGACTCGTCGTGTTTGTGTTAGTCTTTTCGATCTTGGCTGGACCGTTATTTGTCATCTTTGCGATGACTGGACCGTCAGTCGTAGTTTCACCTTCAACAGCAGTTGCCCCAAGGTTTTGAAACCCACCCTTTTCTTCAAAATCGGCTAATACTTCAATAGCTGTAGTGGACATTGCTGCAGCGATTTGTAACTGTTGTTCAGACACTAAACCACTTTGACGAAGAGCCGATATCGCTACACCAGCTTGAGCCTGCATTTGTTCTTTATCTATCGTCATTAGCTTTCCATCTTACTGTATATTTCTCTGGCAGAAGAGAGTCTCTTTGCCGATGTACCAAGCGCTGGTTTTTCATAATACTTTTCGAATACACTACATGCTGTTTCAACATCTTCGGCGGCAAGTAACTTAGCCATACCAAAATTTTCTGGTACTACAAACAATTCATATACTATGAATCTAAGTTGCGTATATAGACTATCAACTGGAAGATTATTTACAGAGGCAAATTCACGCAATTGAGACAATCGCGATGGTTTTCCTGCATTAGGGTTCCATTGTGCAATACCGTACGAACCTTCAGGATTATTAAGTGCAGTAGGCGATATATCTCCATTTTGAGTTGACTCGACGATAAGATTACCTACGATACCTGCAGCCTGACATGGCTTGAGTGGACCACCTGGTATTTCATTTGATAAGAAAAAGTTATATGCTTTTTCCATATTATTAGTACCACGTAAAGTATTCTTGTCTACTTCACTTGCAGGAAGTTTATTCTTGCTCGTGATAGGACCATCTGTATATGCAGGGTTATCTGACATAGTAACGTCAGACTCGATAGGTTTTACGATCACTGACTCATATTTTGGTATTGAACCAAGGACAAGAGGCAGCTGAGAGTTTTTACCATCAAGGAATACACCATATACTTGTGCCATTGGTTTAAGACCAGTGTTCGCTCCTATACCACTACTACCACCTTCTGTGGTTGGTGATACTACTTGTGCCCATGGTAAAGTGCCAAGTGGGATATCTACAGTGTCAGGCGAATGAATACCATAGATGCGTACCCGTACCCGCCCGAGGTGTAATGGATCGTTGATGTCGACGACATTACCAATGAACCAACGAGTCTCATCTCCATAATATTCGATGTCAGTAGATGGTATCATCGTGTACTTACTCCTGAAGTCATATACTCGTCACTATTATAGTTAGCAACTTTCGCACATGTTAATGTGACATGATACCTTTCATCTCCGTACGAGTGTTTGGCTGCAAAGATTATATAATCACCTGACTTTTTAGGATCGATTCGATTAGCTTGTTTATTCTGACCCATATTACCGAGGAATATTAACCTAATACTGTTACCAAGAGTATAATGTAGAGTATCATTACCATCAGGAGCCATAAACTCTGAACCATTTACCTTGATTTGAATGGCGCTCTTTGTCAAAAGGTGATTCAACGCTGAGGCCACTAGTTTCTTCTTATGTCCTCCAACATCTTCTTCTTCGTCATATGAATTTGTTGTACCACCTCGAATAGTATATGCACCAGTAGATGATAACTTATATATGCTACGTGATTGATGCTTATGCAGAGGTAACTCATCAAACTCAAACTTGTCGGACACGTTAAAGTTACTTTGTCTATTATTCTTTAACTTTACACTTTCGGCCACATCTTTCTGAATATCAAACTTCACATCTTGATAACTTGCTGTCATGATATTATAATAACTATGACTGCCTCCGATCAAACCCTTTTTGATCATCTTCATCATATTTTCTGTTTGCTCATGTTTATATTGATTGATAGTAAAGAAACGACCAGGTCCAGGGTTCGAAGCAGCGGACTGAGAATAGATATACGGAGTCTTTTCATTAATTACTGGTAGGTTGAGTAGATAACCTAAATCTACATACCATAGTTTGTCTGAAGCAAAAGAAGAATATAAGAAATATGGATAACCTTCGCCATCAGTGGTTCTTTTCTTTAGCCACATCACAGACTCGATCGGGTTCAAGTTAGGTATGATAACTTGCATATCACCTTGATAGCTCGTGTCTTCGGTTGAAGCGACTTCTTTACCGAGGTATTCTTTAGTAATCTTCTTGATTATATCACTTGGCTTACCACGATATGCTTTATTTACATTATATAGATTAGCTTTATATGCTATGTCTTCTGTGATATGGAACACGAGTACTTCAGAAGATTCATTTACTTTTGTGGTCTTGATCTCATCGATCACAAATGTCTTCTTATAGATCGGCGCCTTTGGCCCACGCTTGATCTTTATGTCAATGTATTCTGCACCTTGAAAGTCCATCCTGTCACTCACCCGTACCGAGTCAGCGATAGCAATATTACCAGTCAAATATGGCTTATTCATGTGTTCATATATTTCAACTGCAGAGACAAGAGCCTTTACTTCGACTGGCTCAATCGTTCTACTTGAATATATTACCACTGATTCAAAAATGAAGTCAGATGATGACTGATCATTCTGAAAGGTTTTTGGCTCTGCCATATTATGTTCCTAGTGTCTCACGATATAGTGATGCGATCTCTCTGATACTTTCAGGCTTGATGACTCTAATCTCTTTCAACTTATCATTCTGTCTATGATAATAATCTTCGATCGTAACTTCTTGATAAAAGGCTGGAGGAGCATTTACATCAGTAGGATCAATGTCAACCCTTTCTCCATTATATTCATAGTGATGAGGCGATAAGTATTCTTTTCTAAAGTTAACAAACACAGCTTCAGTAACAGATGCCGCAACTGTCTTTGATGTAATAACTTCGGCTGATGAGAACGACCTAGTACCAATTGGTTTGATATGTATGCATCCAAGGTCAAGTCTACGGCGAATGATCTCACCACGAGCGCCAGACGTAGAACCAACTACGATTTGTCCAGGACGAAAGATACTTGTTAGGTCATCTCGTGAAATCGCTACTTCGTGCGGGAAGTCTCTCTTTAATTGTTTTACTATCAGTCTATTCGATAATGGCCAACCTTGTTGACGAAGATGGTCGTTCATCAAGAAGAATGTCCAATGGTACGAAGGACTGCCGTATAACTTCATAGATACGTTGTCTGGTCTATCGTTCTCTTGGATATAATATTTGGCGCTAAAGGCACTTGACTTCTTTACATCGTCAATCACGTCTACATATGCAGAGATGTCTTGAACAAGCTCTGTGACCACTTTACCAGTGCCAATCTCTTCAGCCTCGTTACCAAACACATACTGTGTATAAGGGAAATACTTAAAATAATCCATTAGTGCCCCCATCCTGGAGTTGTTTCTGATCCATAAATGATATCCTGACGAGTAAGAGCTCTAAACTCGGTGAATGATAGGGTTAAATCAACTTCAGTAGGTTGTCCGTCTTCATGAAATACCATACTTCCCTGATTATATGTAGTCGACACGTTTCTTAAGTAACACATAAGTGGTTGTGGTAGATTTCTGTTTACTCGATCATTATACATGAACTGCACTTTGAACAAGTTGGGGAACTTAAATCCTACAGGCAATGTACCAATACTGATTGCTTCTGGATACAACTCGGTTCTAAATAGCTTGATGATATCAGTAATCTCTTTTGCTTCTGCCTGTGAAGTGGCGATCATCTTAAATGCAAATGAAAACTCTCTGATAGGTACACCCTGAAACATCGCTCGAGTGTTCGGGTTCATGACCTTTTGTAGTGCGATACGAGTAGCGTTCTGTACTCCACCTGATGGTAGTTTATTAAATGCCCGAGTAGCTGCAATTTGTGCTGCTTCTTGATTGGCTAAGTCACCTTTGAGTAGGTTAAACAGGTCACTCAATCCTTCGGTCACCCCTTGTTTCAAAGAGTTAATGATACCACTTTGATTACGTAAGCCAGCGAGTGTAGCCGCTCCTCCTGTACCAAGTGTTGCAGTATTATCAATCTGTACTGCATCCATTAACTGGACACCAGGTGGGAAATAGAGCCTTACGTTCTTTTTGAGTGGCTTTGGTGTAAGACCTAAGTCCCTATTTGTAGAATAACTAGTTTCTCGTGCAACACGATCTGAAACAACTTTAGCTGTTTCTGTTTTATATGCATCATCAGTATTGCTAGCACCGTTAGTTGCTTTTGCTGTTGTCACATCATCTGTAGCTGATTGTGACATGCCCTTTGATATGTTAGAAGATAACTCAGATAAGAATGGCCTATCTAATATTTTCTTAGCTGCTTCGGTATCAATCTCATATGGGTCAATACTATATACACCAAAGTTAATTGCCGCCTTATAGTTGTCTTGATCTTCAAGCGGATAGTTTAGTTGCAAAGAAGGACCTTCACCACTTGCGTTACTTGAGTTCAATTCTTTTTCAGTAGGGTTATTTACTTTATATGAAGTAGTAGTAGCTACTGGTCTCTCTGGCTGCGGTGGTCCACCTGGGATCGGAGCGCCTTGATAATCCTGTCTTGCCATGGTCTATCCTTATAAATAACTTTGAAACCTTACAACCTATTTATATCAAAAATGGCATATTCAGGCAAATACAAACCAAACATTAAGAAGTATAGAGGTGATCCTGATAAGGTTGTCTATCGTTCTATGTGGGAAAAGTACGCCTTTATGTGGTGTGACAAGACCGAAGAAGTGGTCGGATGGTCATCAGAAGAGGTAGTGATACCATATTATTATGATATAGACAAGAGGTATCACAGGTATTTTGTCGATTTAAAAATTCATTTTAAGAATGGTAAAGTTTTGCTGGTTGAGATTAAACCTGATAAAGAAACGAGTCCACCCACTGGTAGTAAGAAGACGAAGAGATATATCTCTGAAGCAGTAACGTATGTTAAGAACATGAATAAATGGGAAGCAGCTAACAAGTTTGCTAAAGACAGAGGTTGGGAGTTTCAGATATGGACAGAACATACTTTACGGACAAATGGCATCATGCCTAAGGCCCAACCAGGTAAACTCAAATCATTAAAACCTCTGCAGCCTTATCGCAAAAAACCTAAAAAATAATATAAATAGACTGTATGAGCAACTTATTTCAAAAGATAGGCTATGAAGCCTTCAGAGCTGGTATTAACCCTCGCACTAAACAGTCAAGAGACTGGTTTAGGGCAAAGGTTAGTAACCTTAGTAGAATCAATAGACTTGAGCTCATGAAAGAAGAACCATTAAAGTTGGCTAATAGACAACTCATTGGTTCAATGAATATGTTTTTTTATGATGCGAAGCATAAAGCTACCTTACCATATTATGATAAGTTCCCTCTCGTAATCATCGTTGGTCCTGCACCAGGTGGATTCTATGGTCTGAACTTACATTACTTGCCTGCACCATTGAGAGCCCAATTCCTTGATGCATTGATGGATATTACAAGCAACAAATCATATGATGAGAATACTAAGTTTGAGCTTTCTTATAAGATGCTACAGGCATCATCGAAGTTAAAGTACTTTAAGCCATGTTATAAACATTATCTACTCAAACACGTAAAGAGTAGGTTTGCCCGTGTACCAGCGCCTGAGTGGGAGATAGCTACATTCTTACCAACAGCTGACTGGCAAGGTGCGAGTCAATCTACTGTATATAAAGATTCAAGGAAGATGTTCTAATGGCTACTATCGATCAGTTTAAGTCAATGGCTTCACTTAAGATGGGGTTTGCAAGGTCAAATCAGTTCTTAGTTGAATTACCAACCAATTTAGGTGGTAAACCTGGTGCGACAGGATTTGTAGGCATACTGAATAAGATCGGTAGTCTGCTTGGAGGGGATAACATGAATATCCTTTGCTCTCAGGCTCAACTACCTGGCAAGGCTATCCTTACGCACGATCGCTTTGTAGGTATGGAAGCGCAGAAGGTAGCATATGGATATAATGCACCTCCAGTTACCATGACCTTCTATTGTATGAACGACTATAGTATAGTTAAATATTTTGACGAATGGAGAGCTCTCACTATCAATGAAGAGACAGGTGAAGCATACTATAAAAAGACTTATGTAAGACCAGTAAAAGTCCATCAACTCAGAAAGCCTATCATTGGCAAGACTGTTGGTGCTGGTCCTATCAGAATAAATATAGGACTTGGAGCAGGTACTGTTTATGGTGTCGAGTTGATCGATGCTTTCCCAGTTTCAGTATCTACGATTGAATTATCAAATGAACTGGATGGACTAGTTCAACTGAATGTTGAGTTCGCATACACCAATTGGAAGCCAGCTACTGGTGGACAAGGGTGGATCTCAGCGTCTGCAGGCCTTGGGAACCTGGGTTTATAGGAGAATTATTAAATGGCATTGCCACGTTTGAATGACACACCAAAGTATGATTTAGTTATTCCATCACTACAAGAAACAGTTCG